TTTGTGGAAATTAATCCAGATTTTTATAGGCCAGCAGATGTCAATTTGCTTTTGGGAGACTCCACGAAAGCTCGCAAAGAATTAGGCTGGGAGCCCAAAACAAACTTCTTGCAGCTCGTCAAGAAAATGGTTGACATTGATGTTGCGTCAGTTATTACTTGGTAGTGGCGAAGTCTAAAGGCCCGAACAANCGAGATATTATCTTCCGTCTTCTAGAAGTCCCCGATAAAGGGAGGCGACCCTTTTTTGCTAGGGAGATGAAGTTGCTTAACGATCTTTGTGATCGCTATTCCCTAGAGTTTATNGANATCGTAAACTTNGGNAAAAAGTTTGACTCCCTTGCTTATCTTGTCAGTCCGAAACTCAAGGACGCGCTGGACGAAAAGTTCAGAGCCTTCAATTTTAAGGTTGATTTATCCAAGTATGAAACCTATGATATAGGTGAGAAAACAGGCGAAGATGCAATCATCTCCCCTCCCCACAAAACAATAAAAGACTTTTTAGATGAGTAACGACATTTCACCACAAGAACTTCTTGAGAATTATTTAAAAGCGAACAAGGAGGATCACTTCAACTATGAAAAAGAGAACGAGTATAAAGTTTCTAGCGGGTCGCTTCAATTTGACATGTGTTTGGGGGGAGGCTTCGGACCTGGGCTGCACCGTTTCATAGGGGTAAACGAAGGAGGCAAAACATCAGAGTCCCTACAGGTTATGAGAAATTTTTTGGGGACGATCCCAAAATCACAGGGTCTGTATATCAAAGCGGAAGGTCGGTTAGGCCCAGAACTTCAAAAACGCTCTGGCCTCAAGCTTGTGTTCTCTTCCGAAGAGTGGGTAGAAGGCACTTGTTTTGTTTTTGAAACTAACATTTACGAAACAGCGATGACGTTAATCCGTAATCTCATGGTGGATAACGAGGAGATTAAATATTGTTTTGTCGTGGACTCCATAGACGGGCTGATCCGAAAAGGGGACTCAGATAAGGGTTTCGAAGAAAGCTCCAAGGTGGCGGGGGGCGCGGTTATTGCGTCGAACTTTTGCAAACAAACAAGCATTGCCATGTCCAAGCGTGGGCACATGGCTATTTTTATCAGCCAAGTCCGCGCTGACATTAAGCTCGATCCCTATTCCAAGGCTCCCATTCGTCAAAACACTGCGACAGGAGGAAACGCCCTCCTGCATTANGCGAATACCATTATGGAGTTCGAACCTCGCTTTAAAGGGGATTTGATTTTACAAAACCCCTCCCTTAAAACAATGGATGCGAAGAAGAATCCAATTATTGGGCATAACGCAAAAGTAACTGTTAAAAAATCTCCCAACGAAAACAGTCACACAACACTTACTTATCCTATTCGTTATGGTCGTGTAGATGGTAACTCTATATGGGTGGAGAAAGAAATTGTAGATCTTCTTTATGCGTGGGAATTCGTAGAAAAGAAAGGGGCGTGGATAAAGCCTGTAGATGACTTNAAAGAGCTACTTGATTCCAAAAACCTTGAGTTCCCTGATAAGATTCAGGGCGATAATAATCTCTTTAAAACTATCGAAGAGAACAAGGAATTGTGTCTATTTTTGATAGATTATTTCAAGGAACAGATAAGTGGATGAAGTTTATTGATTTATATGGCAAACAGCGGAACCTAAAAAACGCTAAGAAATACTTAATAAATTGGGATAAGCCTAGTAGGAGTAAGTTCCAAACCCAAGTTAAAAGATTTCTAAGAAGATATTGGAAGAATGATATTGTGTTTGAAGAGTTCAGGGTGGTAGGCACTCTCCTTACGCTAGACTTTTATAATGCTAATAAAAAGATAGCAGTCGAAGTCCAAGGAGCGCAACACACAAAATTTGTTAAGTTTTTCCATAAAACTCGTTTTAAGTATCGAGAACAACTCAAAAGGGATGAAAAAAAGCTGGACTTTTGTAATGCCAATGATATAAAGCTGGCAGAAGTTTATCCAGAGGATAAGATAGTGGCCTCNCTATTCAAAAAACAGGANATTTATTTATGAATTTAGAAGAAAACGATGGATTCTCTATCCCCTCAGAGATGGTAGAAAAAATTTATGAACTGTCTGGAGGGGTAGATAAATATAAAGGTGTAGTATTGGCAGTTTCTTCTGAAAATGGCAAACCTTTAATATACTGCAAATTTGATTGCGGCATGACCGAGTTAGCTTTAACCAAGGCTCTCGAAAATCATTTTACAGCGCCTCTTGAAAGAAGGGAAGAAGAAGAATGATCTATAACTTCGAACTAGAAAAGCAGCTACTGGCGGGTCTAATTAAAGAACCTGACACCTTAGCAGAAATCTCTAATTTTATTGGGACTTCGGATTTTTATTCTAAACAAAGCTCCCTTCACTCTACTGTTTTCAGAATTGTTAAACAGGCTATAGATGCAGGAGACGAGGTAGACGAGGTTATTATAGCACAAAGAGTTAACGATGTGGGGTTATCGTTTGAAGACAATTTAAACCCTTCGGATTATATTAAATCTCTAGCCCTAAGGAAAGTCCCCAAGGGCAACACACTGAAAACGGCCAAAGAGTTAAAAAAATATTCCATTAGGCGCGAAATCTTGGAGTCGTCTCAGGACATCGCCAAGAAGATGAAGAACATGCCTCCTGAGGCTTCTTATAGAGCCATTATCGAAGCTGCCGATAACGCNTACAACTCCCGCATTAATCTCTATGAGATGGGAAATGATTCTCCTCAAAACATTTACGAGGAAATGGAGGAGATTATAGAAGAGCGCGGCAACAATCCAGTTACGGAATTTGGAATGATGGGTCCACATCCCAAAGTCAATGAAATTTACGGATCATTGCTCCGCGCAGGAAACATTACCGTTATCGTTGCCAGATCGGGAGTGGGCAAAACGAATTTCTGTATGGATTACAGCACTAAGGTGAGCCTAAAGTATGATGTTCCAGTGTTACATTTTGATAATGGCGAGATGAGCAAAGAAGAGCTTATTATGCGCCAGTGCGCGGCTCTTTCTGGAGTTTCTATGCACCTTTTAGAGAGCGGCAAATGGAGGCAAGCTGGTCGGAAAGTAGTAGATAAAGTTCGTGCAGTTTGGCCAGTGGTTAAAAATTTAAAATTTTATTATTATAATGTCGGCGGCATGGATGTGGATTCCATGGTTAATAACCTTAAGAGATTTTATTACTCCAAGGTAGGGCGCGGGAAGTCGATGGTTTTCTCCTTTGATTATATTAAGACAACTTCTGAGAATATCGCCAACAAATCGGAGTGGCAGGTAGTGGGGGAAATGGTAGATAAGTTTAAAAAGTGTGTGCAAAAGGAGATACTTCATGAGGGCAACCCCATTATCCCGATGATCACCTCAGTCCAGTCTAACAGATATGGAATTACCAATAACAGAAACTCTCAGAACATTGTAGATGATGAGTCTATTGTTTCTCTTTCAGATCGTATCACTCAATTCTGTTCTCATATGTTTATCTTGCGGAACAAGACCACTGACGAAATAGAGACCGAAGGGGGCAGATTCGGCACCCATAAATTAATCAATGTTAAAGCTCGACACTTGGGAAGTGATATTGCTGGCGCGATTGAACCCGTTAGCGTCGGAGACGCTCTTCGTAAAAATTCTATAAATTTAGAATTTAATAACTTTAATATTGTGGAAAGGGGAGACCTANGAGATATAGCGAGAATGCTCAATGGCGAAGAAGATTTAGATAGTGATGGAGTCCGAGAAACAATCCCAGATTTCGATGAGTTCTGAAGACTTCCAAGGTATTCTGGAGTCGATAGGTTACAATCTGATTGACTGCGGAGACCACTGGAGGACGCAAGCTCTATACCGAGACGGGAACAATAAAACTGCCGTAAAGATTTATAAGAATACGGGAGTTTGGATGGATTTCGTGGCGAATACAGGGTCTAAACCTTTCGAAGCTTTAGTTAGGTTCACCCTTAAAGATGAGAAGCAATTAGCAGAACTTCTCGGCAATGCAAAATTAGAAACTGCGACACTTTACACCCCCAAAGAAACAATAGAAATGGAAAGAATTTATCCCCCGTCATCTTTAGAGAGACTTTTTCCTAATTATCATTTTTATGAAAAAAGAAAAATTTCCAAGGAGACCCAAGAGGCTTTTCAAGCTGGTCTCGCAGGAGTAGGTAAAATGTATAGGAGGATGGTTTTTCCTATTTACAATGAACACGGTCAAATAATCGGCTTCTCTGGTAGAAAGGTAGACCCTGACAACGATTACCCTAAGTGGAAACATATTGGTCGGAGAAATAATTGGGTTTATCCAGCCTTTAACACGCGGACAAATGTTGACGAAGAGATAGACTCGGCAAAAGAAGTGGTTTTGGTCGAAAGTATAGGGGATGCAATGGCTCTTTATGAACAGGATATTAAAAACGTGTTGGTTATCTTCGGCCTTTCTGTTAACAATAACATTGTTAACTATCTTAGCGGCAAGTCTATTGATCATATTTTTATTGCTACAAATAACGATGAAAATAGTGAGAAAAACAGGGGCTTTATTGCGGCGATTAAAAGCTTCATCAAGCTTTCTAACTATTTTGACCTAGAGAGGTTAACTGTAAAATTCCCCCCGAAACCATATAATGATTTCGGAGACGCTCATGCAAGCGATTGTGACTTTACTAATTGGCTTACTAAAGATATAGATAAAGAGGCGCAGTTAAATTACATTT